ACCCCCGGTCACAGGCCGGCAAGCCTACGGGGGTTCTCGCAACAGTGGTGGTGGTGCTGCCATTCTAACAGAGGAGCACCACTGACGGTGCTCTGCGCCCGAAGCGTGTCGGGTGACACGGCTTGCCACCGTGGTCGTCGCCGGTTAGAGCGGCAGTAGCACTCATGTCCAGATTCGTCTGGGCGTGTCGATCACGGCCCATCCACCAGGGATAGATAGAAGGACAGCCCGACCCTGGGACGCGTGGCAGCGTAGCGGTGACCGTGAGCATCCCGGCCTGTGGGGGAGCGAGTAATACCCGTGCCCCGTGGCCCTCCGCGACCCGGCTCCATACCGGCGGCTCCATACGAGAGGGCGCACCTTGTCTACTTGCGTAGCGGGGTAGCCGCGCTCACCTCACCGCCCAGCTTCCACCGAGATCAGCATCCGTCACGTGACGAAATGCGGGTAACAGATCTATAGGCCCGAAAACGCAAAAAAGCCCCCCAGGACCAGCACGAAGCCGGTCCCAGGGGGATCAATCACTCTTCTTCTTCGGGAGGTTCTTCCTCTTCTTCCGGCTCAGACACAACCACGTCACCGCCAGACCACACGTCGATGCCGGCTGGCCGGTAGTAGCCGAAGCCGAACGTGGCGTGATGCATCCCGAAACCGGTGCGCCTCCAGGCAGCGCCTACGTCGACCAGGCCCAACGTGTCCTCCCACTCCGCGGACGGCTCGACCGAGTCGTTGAAGTACACCGCGTAGACGTTTCCGACGGCCACCAGCTTGATCCGGTCCCCGGCGACCGGGGTACGACCCAGGGAGCCGGTCTCCCGCACGGTGCGGCTGCCGTTCGAGACAGTCTCGATGGTGACCGCTCCGTCGCCGCTGATCTCCGCCATGACGCCGTACTTGCCGTCCTGGCTCGCCCTGACATGCAGGAACTCATGGCCGTACGAAGTCGACGCCCAGTTCCCGCCGAGAAGGATCTCGGAGAACATGTCGTTGGTCGCACACGGTGTGACCGCGAACGCGTGCTTGTACCAGTCGTTGGAACCCAGGTACGTCGGACTGTCGATGATGCAGACGCCGTTGAGGATCTTGAATCTCGCGTCGTTGCTGCTGCTGCGGTAGACGAACGCGGGGGAGACCCAGTTGTTGGTGTTCGTGTACGCGTCGAACGAGGTGATCAGGAACTTCGGAATGATCGTCTCCGGAAGCACCTGGCCGATAGCAGCCCACATCCGGTACGCCGCCGTGTGGTTGAGGCTGGTCTCGGTGATCGTCTCGGGCAGAGCTGTTTGCCCGGACAGCAGCTCCGTCGCAGCCTGCGGGTAGATCGTCACGGTCGGGACAATCGGCTGCCGGGACTTACCAGCGACGGTGAACGAACCGCCGATAGGCAGAATCCCCAGCGCCAGCAAAGCACCCTCGTCAACGACGATGTCGCCGTCGGTCTCCAGGCTGACCTCGTACACGTCCGGACCAGTCGGGATCTCCGAGCGGATGTCGCCGAAGTCGTAGATCAGCCGGTGGTTGCCTGTCTCCGGGTCGATCTCGTACAGGCCCGCCAGCACCTGCGTCGGGGGAGTGTCGCCCCCGGCGATGAACCGAGCGCAGTTCACGATCCGGTTGGCCGTCATGCGGACAACGGACAGGGCCAGGTTCCCAGAGAAGACGGTGAACCTCGGACGGCTGTACGTCGCCGTCAGCGACGAACTTACGTCGTGGGTGTGGCTGTTGTACTGGCCGGCTTTGGTATTGTTCCAGTCGCCACCGACCGTAATCGTCGGACTGGGACCGGAGGACGACGCCGTCGCGGTGTACTCGATGATCTTCTCGATGTCCGACCGGGGGAACGACACGTCCTCGAACGGGTTCGGGGAGACCCAGAACGGAACGTTCTTCGGGGCGTTGGCCATATCGGCCACCGTGATCAGTCCGTACTTGACCTGACGAGCCTCACCCAGGACGATCTGAACGTCGTCCACCGAGCCGGTGGCGGTGTAGTCGGCCTTCCAGCCTCGGATGATGCTGTCGATGGTTGCCTGGGCCTTCGACGCCGTAGCGGCGATGCCCCCGGCGAAGTCGAAGAACCAGTCCTTGAACGCCTGGACCGCCGAGTTGATCGGCGTGACGACGACACCCATGAAAATGTCGATCATCTGCTGGACCGTGCGCTCCAGCGTGTTCCACGCACCCAGCAGCCAGTCGTCCCACTGATCCATCCGCAGGAACGCGGGGATGTTCGAGATCGCGCCCATGATCGCGTCGACAGCTCCGGCGACGGTGTTGAACGCTCCCTCGGTAGCGGTGGTGATCAGACCCTCGAAGCCCTTGAGCGCCTCCAGAGGCAGCTTCAGCAGATGCTCCCGCAGGAGGTCGAGGGCCGTCCCCAGAGACGGCTTGGGCACTGTCCACAGCGCCCGGACGCTCTGCTCGGTGTAGTCCTGGCCCCAGTCGTCCCCGATGATGAACGCTCCGTCATCGAAGATCGCACCCTCGGGGCCGGTGGGATAGCTCATGCAACCTCCTTGCGCTTATCACCCTCGATCCGCTCGATACGCTCGGTGCGGAGGTCGGCCCGCAGCTCGCGGTGCTCAGCCCTCAGAACCTTTATGTCTTCGCGAATCTCCCTGAACCCTCGGGTGATTTCGTCACGGAGGTTCTCTTCGTGGGAGTTCGATACCTGCCCGTCGATCTTCTTCAGCTTCGCCCACACCGGGTACACAGAGCTGAAGGTGACACACAGGACTATGAACGCGACGAGAGCCACCTCCCAGCCGTTGTCGGGGTTGAAGACGTTCACCCTTCGACAACCTCGGCCATCGGTGGGGTAGGACGTCCGTCCGCGATCCACCCGTGTTCCTCGAACTGTCTCAACATCGCCAGGTTCTCCTGCTCTGTGAATTTCGTAATGTCAGGAATCACAACCGGCTTCGGGTCAGGGGTGTCCTTGTCGACCCACCTCGCCGCGTTGTTCGCGTCGTGCCGCTGGCCCCGGAAGGCCGGCTGGAACTTAATCTCCTGCTCCGGGAGCTGGCTGACGTGGATGTTGCCGTTCTCATCAGCCAGCCCTCGGATCCAATCGACATGGCGAAAGCCCGCCCGCCACAGGTGTTCCGACCAGCCGAACAGATAACCCGGGTGGGTGATCGCCCCGACACCCGCGATCATCGGCAGGTTGCGAAGCGCCCACGCGACATGCTGTCGCGGATCATTCGGGTTGTGGTCTTCCTGGGACGGAATCTTCATGGCGGCGAGCCTTTCGTGATCAGAGGATCCCGGCTGTGCCCAGCGCACCGTTGATGCGTCGGACCTCCTCCAGGACCGCTAGAGCAGGATTCTTCGGTTCGCGGTAACCCAACTCGACCAACCAGCCCGACGGGCCGTCCTTGTCGATTCGGTAGCTCAGCTTGCGGATGCGCTCCGCGAACAGCTGGTGCTCGACCGGGTAGCCGAGAACCGATGTGCCGACTCGGTCACCGAGCCAGCAGTGGCCATACCCCTTCTCCCCGAACAGATACGGGGAACCGTCAGAGACCTTCAGGGTATGTGTAGTGCGGGTACGAGTCCGATGGATCTCCGCCGCGACAGCGGCGAACGCCGAGATCGTGAACGCCTTGTGGACGCCCTCGGCCATCCCCTCGTAGTAGTGGAAGTCACCCAGGCCGGTCTTGATGTCCTCAAGCCCAGCGATAGGCAACGAAATCTCCGACGCCCGCAGCGTCGGAATCTCCATGAACGCGCCGATGGTGTCCTGGTACAACGGCTGAGCGACAGCGTCCATCAAGCCGCCCAGAGGCGGCAGGTCGATGGCCATGCCCATGACCGCGACAGACGCCAGCTGCGAGTTAATGAACGAGGTCAGCAGATCGCCACCGATATTGATCAGGGCTGAGATCCCCTCGTTGATACCGGGGGCTGACTGGCCGCCAGCCAGGAAGCTGGTGTCGGTCGCCTCGTAGTACGAGAACTCCGACGACTCGATCCCCGTCAACGGGCCTTCCTCGAACACCACCCACGGTGCCTTCGGGTTCGTCCCCAGGAACCACGGGGTGTAGTACTCACTCGGGTTCGTCTTGTCCCCGGTGAAAACGTCTACGCCCTCGATGTTTCCGTCGCCAGCGACGTTCACCATAGCCCGGACGAAACCGGTCAGCCACGAACCGCCGAACGCGGTCTCCGTACCCCAGCCGCCGTTGTCCTCGACATCCCAGACGAGGCAACCGTGCCGCAGCGGGATGTACTGCGCGATACCGCCGACCGGCTTCAGCTCACCCTCAAGATCCTTGAACGGATGCTCGTCGCGATCCTTCAGATAGCGCCGGCACGTCAGCGTCAGCTGGTGGGTCTCCAGAATCGATTTCACCGTGTCGTAGAACGTCCCGAACCGGCTGAACACCATCGTGATCGGGGTGTTGTCCCCGACGATGGGGAACGGCTTGACGATATGACGCCAGGTGCCGGGGTTGAACGACGGACCCATCCACTCGGTGGGATCCAGCGGATCGTCCGGGAGTGTCCAGAGTGACGTCTCAAGCCTGAGCAGATTCACAAAAAGTGTCAGCAGGATGCAGAACTTCGCAGGGCCGAAAACGATCCATACCTTCGGGAACTGGACCTCGGGCCGCAGAAACGGGTTGCACCAGACGCGGATATGCTTGGTGTGCTCGAAATCGTGGAGGAAGAAGATCTCGATGTACCAGACCCCGGACTTCTCCTTGATGACTCGGTAGTTGTCCATCGTCCCGGTCCACCGAGTGCCCTGCTTCTCGATGTTGAGGATGACGTTGCGTTTGCGACGCCCCCGGTGGTTCATCACCCACTTAGCGAGGTAGTGGTCCAGCGGGAGCTGCAGCGTCGCCTGGCCGGTGTCGTTCTCGATGAACTCCCACTCCAGCATCAGCTCCCCGGAAACCTCACCCCGGAGCCGGAAGTCGCCGTCGTACATCTCGACCAGCGGCGGCTTCCTCCGGAGGATCTCCATCTTCGCGTGACGCTGCTGGACCAGCTTGTACAGATCGTCCGACTGCTTCGCGCTTACGAGACCGCTCATTCAAGCCCCCAGGGGCGGGACCACGGACGGGGGAGACGCAGCGTGATGATCTGCCCCGGAGCGCAACCGGACGCCTCGATCTGGAAGACCTTCTCCTCGGTGTACGGCGGGATCATGTTCCGGAACCGGACACCGTTCATCCGCGCCCAGACCTGCGACCCAGACTCCGAGCTGATCTGCTCTTTGCGGCGGTCGGTGTCGATGACACAGTTCTCGCCGTAGACCAGACCCGGCGTCTTCACACGCCGGTTCGCGTACTCGTCATCCTCGAACGAGTAGTCCGGAATGACGAACTGAGTAAACGGCGCACGTTCCCAAGGGATTTCAATCCCCGGAGGGAACGGCCACGGGAAGTTCGGGATCTTCTCAGTCGACCCCGGCACCGTCCACTTCGGCGCGATGTACTGATCGGTGGGGTTCACCCCGCCGCTGGCGCGGTCGACGCGGATCTCCAGCGTCTCCTTCGGCATCTTCTCCCACGGCCATTCGCCGGGGAGATCGAAGATCGTCGGCTTGAACCGGGTGTCCTTCGTCGTCCGGACGGGGAAGACCTTGTCGTCCTCATACCAGAACGGGTCGTACGCGACGCACGACATGATCGTCTCGTTCAGCGAATTCGCACTCGGATCGTGCTTCATCGGAACCGTCGGAGACTCAAAGAGACTCACCCACAGGTAGCGGGTACCGGACTCCCGAGTCGTCACACTCAGCTTGCACGGCTTATCGAACGCCCAAGCCTTACGCCACTCGCTGTCGCGAGACATCCACGACTTCGGCCCGGACCTCGCATCGTTCAGGATGATGACCCCGAAGACGATGTCGCGCTTCAGGATCCGGTGATTCAGATAGCGAGCACCGGGGTAGTTCCCCGGCTCTTCAGCAACGACCTTGACGGGAGGGTCATAGAAAGCACCCTCCACGTCTTCGGCCAGGTACACGCCCTGGTCGCCGGTCGTCAGGTTGAAGTACTCGCCGTTGACACCCTCAAGCTCAACGATGGTGTCGGTGGCGATCAATGTCTACCTCCTGTTGGGAGTCGAGTCAGCGGCCCATCATGGCTCTCGCTGCCTTCGACTCAGTCCGATCCTTGATGGACATCGCCTCGTCTACGCTTCCGATCTGGAAGACGTACTGAATGCCCTCGGTCAGAGCACGACCGATCAGGCCGTCACCGGAGATGCCGATGTCCGAAAGGAACTGCTTCCCAGTCGCCTTCGCGAAATCAACCGGGGTCTTCATCAGCCCCGAGGCTGCCTTCACCAGAGGGTCTTCCCCTCCAGATCCGTTCTCGGACTCGATGTCCGCGTACTCCCCGGCGAGGTCGATCATCTCCTTCTGGAGACCGAGCTGTTCCTTAGCCTGACGCAACTCCTCCAGGCGGCGCTTCAGACCCTCGTCGTCCTTGTTCAGCTTCGACTGGTAGTTCAGAGACGAAATCTCGGCCTGCTGCAGCTTCATCTGCAGATCGAGCGTCTTCTTCAGACGCTGCAGCTCACCCTTGTCCATCCCGTTCAGGAAGACCGTCGGGTCGCTGCCCGATGTGAACGCACCCGCAACCTGCCCAGCCAACTCCTTGGCCCGTTCGATGACCGGCTGGAAGCCGTTCTCCAGACCCTTGCCGAACTGATCACCGATAGCCTCGCCACCGGACTTGAGAGCATCCCAGCCCGGACGTGCGAACGGACCTTCCTTAGCAGGGGAGTGTGGAATCAGGTTCATGATTCCGCCGATCACCGACTTAGCGGCGTCGATCACCGGCCCTGCCATCGACCTGATGCCGTCGATGAGACGCTGGATCAGCGCCTTACCCGCCGAGAACAGGTCGATCGACTGGATCGTGGAGATGATGTTGCTGCCCCAGGAGGTGATCGTCTCGATGGCGCTGTTACACACCGTCGCGATGACTTCCTTGAGGCCCTCCCAGATCCCCTGCACGGTGCTCACCGCGCTGCTGAACACGCCTGAGAGCCAACCTCCGAGACCGGAGAACGCACCCTGGATCACGGACCAGGCTGCCTGAGCGCCCGTCTTAATCGGCTCCCAGACGGGGGCCAGAGCCTCGCCCAGTCCGGAGAAGATGCCCGCCATGAACGAGGCGAAACCGCCCCAGAGCGAGGAGATCACGTTCCACGCCGTAGTCGCCGCAGTCGAGATCAGGCTCCACACCGGGGTCGCCGCAGCCGACACCTGGGACCAGATGCCGGAGAAGAACGAACCAATCGGTGCCCATGCCTCCTTCACCCAGTTAGCCGCCTCAGACGCCTTCTGCTTGATCCCATCCCAGGTCGCGGAGAAGCTCGACGCGCCCTGCTCCTCGGTGTTGCTGCCGAGCAACCCGTCGATCCACTGCTTGCCCTTCTGAATCTGGAACGGAGCGAAGTCGAACCAGCTGTTCGCCTCGCCGTCGGAGAAGCCGGGAACCTTGGAGAACGCCGTCGCCAACCCGTTGATCGCATCCATCAGGGCGAGGATGGTGTTGACCAGCGCCTCAAGCTCGGCCTTGAACGACTTGATCTTCTCTGGATCCGAGAAGTAGTCCAGGGCCTTACCGGCCAACTCGACGATGCCGCCGCCCAGTTCCTTGAGTGTGAACCCGAGACCGTCGAGGGCGTGGTCGAACTTCGACACACCGTCCGGACCCTTCTTCGTGAAGTCCTCGACCCAGGTCTTGAACGACTCGCCAGTCTCGTTGAGCCACTTAGCGAAATCGGGAAGCCTTCCGGTCAACCCCTTCGTCAGCTCAAGCAGTCCGTCGACGAAATCCCGGATGCCGGGCGCAGAGTCGCGGATCGTCTTCTCGATATCGGAGAAGATGTTCTTCAGCCGCTCCAGGTTCTCCGGGCTGGTGAGCATGTCGGCGAGGGAGTCGGCGACAGCCGCAACACCCGCAGACACACCGGGCAACGACTCCTTCAGAGTCGGGAAGAGCGCCCCCAGCTTGTCGAACACCGGGCCGAACTGCTCCTCGACCACGGCCGACATCGTCGACTTCAAGTCCTCGAACTGAGGTGCCAGACGGGCCGCAGCGGCCTTAATTCCGTCCAGCCCCAAGGCGATAGCCGCAATCGGAGCGGCCACCGCGGCGAGAAGGCCGGGGAGTGTCAGGACCGCAGTCGTAATCGCACCCATCAGGCCGGTGATCAGCGGCGTCACCGCCGCGATCAGGGAGATGATGAGCAGATACCCGGACGGGTTGATGCCGGAACCGAAGCCCGGAGCGCCGAGCTTCGAGAAGATGTCCTTCTTCTTGTTGATAGCTCCGATAGAACCAACCGCACCGCCGGCCGCAGCCGCCAGCGCAGTCGGCCAGATCGATTCGATCTCCTTGCGGATACGGTCGCGCTGCTTGGCCCGCAGCTCCAGGTTGACCGGGATATCCATCTCCAGCTCACGCGAGATGCGATCAAACTGGGACTTCAGGTACTCCCGCCGCCTCTCGTCGTCAGCGGTTGTCCCCAGAGTCTTCTCCGCAGCTGCAGTCGCCTTCTTCAGCTCCGACAACATCCGGGCGTTGAACGGGTCCGACAGGTTGCGTGCCCTGCGCTCGTCCTCGTACGCCTTCTCCGCCTTGAGCCAGTCGGTGACCTGCTTCATGTAGGCGGCGTGCTCGTCGGTCAGCTGCTTGGACTTCTTCAGCTCCTCGGCCATCTGAGCGAGACGCTCTTTGTGCGCCGCGTTCTCGCGGTCGGAGATGACCTTCTGGATCTGCCCCAGGCGCTTGTGCGCCCGGATACGCCGGTTGATGATGTACTCGTTGCGCTTCCGCTGCTCCTCGGCAGCCTCACGCTCCGCAGCCTCGTGCTTGGCCCTGATCTGGGCCAGCCGATTGATCGCCTTGATCCGGCGAGCGACAACCTTCTTCGGATCCTTGCGGATACCCTCGTCGGCAATCCCGGCCTGCTTGGCCTCGTTGATCTGCTGCTGGATCATCTGCCGCCACGCAGCGGCGTCCTTAGCGGACGCGCCCTTCGGCGGTCCCATGATGATCGAGTTCTTCAGCCGCTTCTCAGCGGCCTCCAGCTGCTTACGGGTACTCTCGCCGACCTCATCCAGCGTCATCAGCTTCTCAAGCTGCGCCATCGCGTTCGACAGATCGCTCAGCGAACGCTTCTGGAATCGGTCAAGCTCCCTGCCGGCTTCCTTTACTGCCTTGGCAGCCTTCTTTGCCGGCTGGGTGACCTTCTTCTCGGTCTCCTTCTTGTCAGTCTCGACCTCGACCTTGACCTTGGCGTCCTTCGACGCCTCAGCCGTGGCCTTCTTCGCGGCCTTCTTGACGTCCCGGTCCATCTGTTCGGTGTCCGCACCGAACTCGACGTCCGCGTCGCCCTGAAGTGCCCTGTTCAGATCCTGCAGCTGCTGGCGCAGCTCCCTGCGGAAGCGCGAGGTGTCGGGGGAGACCCGGACTGTGATCCGAGCTACCTCGGTAGCCCCGGCCCCTCCCGGCCCTGCCTTCTTCGCCATCAGAGTCCCTTCTTCTCGTTCGCCGCCTTCTTCGCGGCGACCAACATCGCGGCGAAGGAACCCGGCTTAGGTGCTGCCTTCTGCTTCTCGGAATCTGGAGTGGGGAACGGCTCTGGTGCCTTGGGTTTGCTCTTCTTCGGATCGGAGTGCGCCGTCGCGAACATGTAGTTGCTGGCCTTCATCTCGTTGACCAGCGCTACAAGGGCGTACCGGTCCTCATCCCAACCCCGGTACTCAGGCCCGCCGCGTCGCTCTGCGTAGAAAGCTCCGTCGTGCGGAAGGTTGAGCACCAGGGCCAAGATGATTCGCGGCGAAAGACTCTCGTCTCTGTACAGATCCCTCAGATCGATGCCGTAGACATGCCACAGATCACTGAGAATCGCCCCGCCGTACTTGTCGATCAGTTCGGCGAGGACACGGCTTCCCCCACCTGAGTGACCCCGATCCACTGGTTCAGGACAGAGGTGTACATGCTGGCCTTGATCTCGGGATCCTCGTGATCCAGCTCGGCCAGGAGCCTCTTCGGCTTGTCGCAGACCATCCGGAAGATCTTCGCTACCGCGTCGCAGATCAGATCACCGATCTCCTCGTCGTCCACCTCGTCCTCGTCGGCCTCCAGATCGCCCAACTCAGTCAGGATCTTGGAAACCTCTTCGCGCTCCAGCTTCTTCAGCTTCAGCAGCGGCTTCAGCTCGACGGTGGAACCATCGGTCAGCTCAATCTCGACGGGAGCGTACCGACGCTCAGCCTCGCGGCGAATGTCATCCAGAGTAAGTGTGTTAGTCATTTGGCGAACCTTTCTTGTGTTGGCGGGCTTAGGAATTGGGAGGGGGAGGCAGGCCCGCCAAGGAAACCTCCCCCTCCCGCGACCCCAACGGATGGCTGCGCTAGCCAGTGCCGATGGGAGTCAAACTCAGCTCAGGGTGACTCCGGTGCCACCCGTGGTGCTGTCAGTACCGACACGCAGGATCGCCGGGATCGTGATATCGAACGAACCAGCCGAGCCGGTAACCGTGATCTGAGACGCCTTGATGCCGTCATCGATCGCGGCCAGCGCGGACTTGATGGCCGCTGCGTTGTCGTTGTAGTTGATCGCCTCGGTCTCGTTACCGTCCACCTTCAGAGTGAACGTACCGCCGGTAGCGCCGCCCAGGCTCAGGGTCTGAGGACCAGCCGGAACCGGGTTGAACAACTCCTCGTTGATCCACGAGAACGGAACCTCTTCCTGGTAATCCAGGTAGGTGAACCGCACCGGCAGAGCCGCCAGGTCGTCAATCGGGAGTTCGATGGCCTCGTCCCGCTTCACGCTCGTCAGGTGAGCGTGATGACCCAGACGCAGGTCGCCGTCCTCGATGACGATCAGCAGCGCCTTCTCGTTGGTCTGGCCCAGCTTGACGCCGAACACACCCGGAGTCGAGGAGGCGTTCGGGCCGTAGTACAGCCCCAGCGACTTCTCATCGAACTGGTGCAGGACGACCGTGACGTAGTCGATGGGATCCTCGGGAGTGATCTCGCGGATCTTCTTCTTCTGCCACGAACCCTTGACCTCGGACTCGCCGCCCTCGAAGCCGAACTCGGGCAGAGTGCCTCGGCTGGTGTGGCCGACGCTCTCCCAACCCTGAACAGTCCACGAGGCCGGGTTCTTGAGGTTGATCGTCTTCAGCTGAGCAGGGGTCGGGGGAGCTGTGCCGGCGGGAGCCACGTACACGTACCCGACAGCCGCTGTAATAACGGCTTCATCGATTTCTGCCATTTGGCAATACCTTTCGGTTAGTTGGTTCTCGGATTACGGACACCGAGCCGGACCAGACCCTGGACCCGCCAGGAATCCTGATAGAGCGACGAGAACTGCGTGGCTCCCATCGTTTCCCTCACGTTCTGCAAGTACCCGTGAGGAGTCACTACAGAGTCCTCTACAGCGTCGTAGAGGACGTCCAGAGCTGTCTCATACAGCTCCTCGCATTCGATGAGGTTGGTGTCGGTGTAGGCCGACATCTCAATGACCGGAAGCGAATACAGCGTCGGCGCGTTCCGGTTCCTGACTCCGCCGATACGCCGGAGGTTGATCATCGGGAAGTCCCGGTAGTCGACGTCCGGTACCCAGGTGGTGACCGCCACGCCCTCTAGACGAGGATCGTTCCGGAGGATGTGGGCTGCCACCCTTTGTACTCGGGGCAGATGCATACAGCCTCCTACATAGTGTGTCCACCGAGCGCAGCGCGGGTGAGGATGTACGTCGGCTCAGGCGGCTTCGTATCGGTGCCACCGAAGAAACCAGACGGGGAGTGTCCGAACTCCAGCGCGACCGCGTTCGGAGCGAACAGGATCGTCAGGGAGTCGACGCCGTCATCAGCCCCGTCGATGAACGCGGGGAAGTAGCCCTTCGGGGTGATGCGCTGATGCTGGTTCTGAGCGGCCAGGTTCGCCCTGGCCCTACCCATCACCATCCGGTTCTCGCGACGGACAGCCCGTCTCGTATCAACGTGTTTCGCGGCTGCCTCGTTCGCGTTCGGATAAACCTGGATGCCCATCAGTACCTCTTGATCACGTAGTCGACCCGAGACAACTTCGGGGAATCGTCGTAGACGGTCGCGTCGCCGAACACGGCCCAGCGCTCGCCGCGCCACTCGATCTGGGTCTGAGCGCCCAGGATCCCGTGCTCGCGGGTGAACGCTCGCGGGAACCGCATCGAGTAGACCTTCTCGGTCTCGAAACCCTCGTTGTCCTGCTCGGCCCGTCGGGCGGAAGTCCCGGACTGGTTCCGGATCTGGAATCGGGCGATTGTCTCAATCGCCTTCGGGTTCAACACCTGCACCGGCTCGTTCGTGTCGTCATCGATGACGGTGACGTACTTCGGCACCGGTCGGGTGAACTTGTTGCCGTCCTCGTCGACCACCATCTCCTCGGGGAAGACGATCACCGGCTGGTATCTAGCTCGGGTGTCGAGAAGGCTCACAGATCCTCCCGTTCGACGTTCGCCCACTCGATGCGCCAGTCGTGAACGCAGTAGCACACCGGGGGGTCGTCCTCGTGCCGGCACTTACTCACCGCGACCTCCTCCGGCTTCACCGCCAGAAGGAAGTTCGACGGATACGGAGCACGCGGCTGCTTAGCGCTCGGATTCGTCATGACGGCATCACGATCCTCGGAGCAAGGACCGACATCCGCTTCAGCGAGAAGACCCCGAGGATCTCCCACTCCTCATCGAGGATCACCAAGCGGCCAGACGACAGGTCACGGGAAAGCTGGTAGGTGTACTGACCGTCCGTCTCGCTGATGTAACCCTCAGGGTTACGAACCAACCTCAGGACGGCGTCGGCCTCGATGTCGATCACGTCCTGCTTGAACGTGTTCGAGGCCGCGACCCGGAGGTCGAGGTCGGGAATCCGGCGCTTGATCATGCGCTCGACCTGCTCCAGCCTGCGCTCGATCAGCGTGATCACTTCGTCTTCAGGCTCCTGCGCCCAGAGCGTCGTGACATCTTCAGCAGTAGCGTGAGCCAACGGATTCTCCTATCTGACAAACAGGAAGGGGCACCCGAAGGTGCCCCCTCCCGATGTGTGTCAAGTCGCTATCAGGCGACAGTGACGCTGCCGGTGGCGTCGGTGCCCGTCAGGCCCGAGAAGTCACCAGACAGAGCGCCCGGAACGGTCACCGAGAAGGTGCCCGAAGAGCCGGTGACGGTGACGTCATCCGCACCCAGGCCGTCGTCCAGGCCGACCAGAGCGTTCTTGATCGTCGCAGCAGTCGCGTTGTAGGCGATGTTGCCGGTCGTCTGGCCGTTCAGGGTCAGCGTGTAGTTGCCGCCCGAAGCGTCCTCGATCTTCAGCACGTACTCGACCGGGATCGCAGTCTCGGTCAGAGCCACGAACGCATCCAGGTCGTTGATGAGCAGGCCGTACTCGGCCTCGACTCGGACCGCGACGAGGTTGTGCTGCCACAGCGAGACGAAGTTCGGGGACTGGAACGTGCCCAGGTTCAGCGTCGCCTGGTCGGTGACGTCGAAGGACAGACCGCCGACCTGGCCCCACTTGATCTGGTTGAAGTCGCCCATGAAGCCGACGATCCCGTCGCGAGCCACGTGGTCGCTCAGGATGGTCGGACGGCTCAGGATGCGGCCCTCGCGATACGGCGAGGTCAGACCCTCGTAGGTCGACTCCACGAACAGCGGACGACCGTTGAGATCCTTCGCACCGTTCAGGATCGGCTCAGCCGTGTCGTCCAGGATCGTCTGGACCCAGCGGTGCTTGGCACCGACAGCGGGCTTCACCAGCTGCGACAGACCGTTAACGCCGAACGCGTCGTACGCGGTGTACGAACCGTTGGTCGCCAGCGAAGCACGCTTCGTGGTCTGAGCCAGATACTTCGGGAACGGCGAATCGTCGCCCCACAGCGCGGCGTTGTCGAACGCCATCGCGAAGGCAGTGGCCACCTTGGTCCGCATGGTGCCCAGGTAGTTGGCGGGGTTCGCACGAACGGTTTCCGCAGACGCCACGAAGATCGTCGCGATCTTGTGGGGTGCGATGACCTGAGAGGTCATGTCGCCCTTGGTGATGGGCTTCATCTCACCCTCACCGATCCACGACGCAGAGACCTCACCGGTCCAGTGCGGGATCTTTACACCCGTGCTGCCCATAGGGATTCGCTCCGCGAACCGCTGGACGATGGAGGTCTTCTCGGCCTCCTCGAAATAGTCCTTTGCCTGCTCCGGCTCCAGGTAGCCGGCGAACATCGAGTCGCCGGTCTGGGCGATCTGAGCATGATCGACAGAGAAGCTCATCGCTTCAGTTCCTTCCAGTTAAGGGAATTACTTAACCCCGACAGCCGCTTTGATGGCGTCGAGGATCGGGTCTCCGTTGAGTGACATTTCGCGCTTGCCACCGAAGCCCTGGGTGGGATCGAAACCGGAGACAGTCGGACCCTTCTTCTCCTCGGCGAAACCGCCGACGAGGTCCAGGCGGGACTTAACCGACTCGGCGATGCTGTCCTTGTCGTTGCCCTCCAAGATCTCCACGAAAGCGCGGACCTTGTCGTTGGGCACCTTGGCGTCGAGGGAGAGGTAGACCTTCTCCAGCTCGATCCATGCAGCGCCGAGCTGGTTCTCCAGTTCGGTGTACTTCAGATCGCGGTCAGCCAACTCGGCCGCGTGGGCCTCCTTCAGCTCCTTGACCGCAGCTTCGACTGCTTCCTTCTTAGCGACCCGAGCCGCAGCAGCCTCCTGGCGAAGCTCCTTAACGTAAGCCTCGTCGTACAGCTTCGGCTCCGACTTCTGAGGATCAACCTCGCCGCTCGGAGCGGACTCGGTGGTGCTTTCAGTTGCAGTATCTGCCATTTGTTTTCGCCTCCTGGGCTACTAGATTGGGAACCCACCTGGGGTTCGGTGATTACGCAGCGAGTGCGTAAGACGGAACGTCGTACTTGCCGGCGGCAAGCCCGCGTCGGAGCGCGTTGAGCGTCTCCTTGTATCGGTCACCAGTCCGGGACTCTCCGGACTCGATGAGCCTGCTCGCTTCCTTGCTCGCGTCGATCCACAGCTCATTCGCCCTGTGGTACGCGGCCTTTCCGACCCAGTTCTCGAAACTGAAAACCGGGACGACGATGCAGTCGCAGCCGACGTGCCACTGCTCCATGTACGGCTGTGTCTGTTCCTTGAACTTCTCCAGATCCGCGCCGCTCTCTTCCCAGAGATCGACCACGGTCTCCTCGTCCAAGCGCACCCCGGCGGTACCAGGGCCGGTGTACACGGCCCCCCGCGAGATGAGCATCAGACACCAGGCGCACGTCTCAGACCCGGTGGCCACCCTCGCCCAGCCACGGACGATTCGGCTCTCCAGCTTGTACTCTGGCTCGTCCTCGTCGAGGAAGCGGGGGCCGGGATCATCCGGCTCCCTTAACTTCTCCTCGACTTCCTCTACGAGCGTGAGATGGCGTCCGAGCCGCTGGTCTTCCTTCTCGTACTCCGGCACATCGTCGTCGGGATCGCCGCTCTCGATGTACTCGGCCAGATCATGGTCGTAGTTGACCGCACCGATGATCTGCCGGCGACCAGCCATCTCCACCTCGCGAACAGCCGTCAGAGTGAACCTGGTCGCGGCACTCGGCGGAGAGTCGACCTGCGACAACTCCTTCCGAGCCGGTTCCATGTCCTTGACGAACCACTCCCACTTGAGTTCGGTCAGGAACCTCTCGTTCCTGGGAAGCTCAGGCAGAGCTTGTTCGCGCTGTGAGTCGTAGAACCGTCGAGCCAGGTCGGCGTGTTCGGCGTACCGACGCTGGATCTCCGGGAACAGCACCTGAAGCAGCCTCAGCCAGTCGACAGGCGTCAACGGCGCTTTCAGGAAGAGCGAGACGTACCTCTGAACGTACGCGGCTACCGCCGCCGTAATCGCCGCCTTCGCAACGACATACTCGTCAGGGGTCACTCATCGCCCCCCGTCGGGTCCGGCTTCGGAGCTGGCTTCGGGGACGGGGAACCTGGGACCGTGGGGTCTTGGTCGACCATCGTGCCGATGAGGCCCAGGCCCATAGCGGCCTCTTCCTCATCCCAGCGACGCATCTCCTCGCGCTGGGCGATGGAGTAGCCCATGTCGACTCGCGCCCGCTCACGGGGGATAACACCGGCTCCGCCGTTGTACAGCTTCACCGCCGCGTCGGCCTTCGCCGCGTACGTCGGCGTCGACGGGTCGCGCCAGATCGTCTCCATCCGCATCATGTCGGGTGGAACCTCGCCGCCCTTCATCATCCGGTAGGCGATCCGCATCACCTCTTCCCAAGCGCCACCGAAGATCAAGTTCTTCCGCTCGACCTTCTTGATCAGGCGGCTCTCAGCCGCCCGGATCGCCTCAGCCGAAGCCGGGTTGTCGCTCGCGGTGGACAGGTACTGCGGAGGCAGACCTGTATATGCGGCAACCTGTTTCGCGATCTGATCGAGGGCGTTGGTGAAGTTCGCCAGCTCAGCCGCACTGAACTGCTGGATCTTGCCGTCGGGGTCCTCGAACGCGAGGATGCGAGCCATGTACGCATCGAACAGCGTCTGGCCGGTCTCGGGATCGACACCGATGTCCTCGGGCTTGATGCCGAAGATGAGCCGCTGCGGGACACCCATCAGCTCTGCGGTCGCCTGCATCAGCATCAAGATCCGGGCCGCAGCATCGGTCATCGACCGAAGCTCCGGGGTGATCTCAGACGTGCCGTACAGATCGGAGAGTCGGGTGCGGTTCGGCAGCGGGACCACCGGGACAACGCCCAGGCCGTGGGTGTCGTTGAACCACTCGACCCACTCGCCTTCATGCTTGAACCACGACGCAGTCTCGTTCAGGGTGTACAGCGTGGCCGCTTGGATCTCATTGCCAGCCTCGTCGTAGGCCACACGGATAGCCCGCGACACCCTGCCAATCCGCGGGTCGATGGTCGCGTGCATCCGCGTCGGCGGCTCCACCCGGATGATCGGGATGTTCGGATCCCACCCCAGGTCGATCTGCGGGTCAGGCCGGGAGATCGTGACAAACGACCTGCCGTGTACGTAGGCGTCCGTATACCCAAGCGGCGCTTCGATGTCGAGGTTGTTGGCCTGCCACCACTGCCACAGCTCCTCATCGGCTTCGTCGTTGTCGCCGATGCGGAAACCCTCGACCGCCTGACGCTCCGCGATGGAGTCGACGTAGAGCCGGGGGTAGCCGACGTGGGCCAGCAGCTTCTGCATCTCACGGGGGACCGTGACGCCGATAGCCTC